AAAACCAACTTCAAAACTTTCAATTGCAAGAATTATTGCGTAAGCGTAAAGAAGAAGAACTTGCAAAGTCACAACAATTGCAAGCACAACAAGTTTTGGCTAAAGCATATCGTCCTGAGACATTTGCTGAAACACCATTAACCAATATGTTTGGTCAAGAGATTGCAGGGCCTAACCAACCACAAGCAGCAGGTGGTGGACTTAAAGCTGTTCAGCGTGAATTGATGGGTCTTGGAAATGCTGGAATGACTGCATTAACAACTGCATCAGGTGTAGAAAAAGCATTGCGTCCAGAAGGTTATACGCTTGGTGAAGGTCAAATTCGTTATGAAATTGGTGCTGATGGTAAGCCAGTATCTGTCGCTACAGGCGCACCAAAAAAAGAAGATATTGCTGGAGAAGTAAAAGAGGCAAGGCAAATCCTTGGCATTACTACACCAGTTGATTCAATGACTGTTACTGAGCGAGCCTTAATTAAAGCTTACATTGACAGAAAAGAAGCATTGAAAGCACCTAAAGTTTCTGTAGATTTGAAAGACCCAACAGCAGTAGCTAAAGCCCAATTGGAAACAATGGGGAAATGGGAAGGCTATCTTAAAAACTCTGGTGACGATGTTGTTTCTAATCGTCTTGGTGCTTTTAATGATGCCTTTAAACAAGCAAAAGCTGGAAATACAAGTGGCGATGGTGCGATGTTGTATAACCTTGCAAAGATTTATGACTCGTCTGGTGCTGTTCAAGCAAACGACATAAATGCAATTATTGGTAGCCGTTCAGTTCCTACTCAAATTAAATTGGCAGCACAGAAGTTTAAAGATGGTGGAACATTTACACCAGAAGAACGAGAGAACTTGAAAAAGATTGCTACTGGCGTTGCAACTGAAAGAAACAAACAATTGCAACCATCTTTAGAGGCTTATAGGAAATTGAACATAAGATTGGGTGGAGAAGATTCTTCAATCTTAAATCCTTATGAGCGTGTCCTTAAAGAGCCAAGACTAGAAGATATTTTAGGATTTGGTCGCCCAAGAGGAGGTGGATAATATGGATGAAAATCAAAAAGTCAAAGAAGCATTAGACGCTGGTTTCGGTATTGAAGAAATTAGGGCGATGTATCTTGCCAATGGCAAAGAACTTCCATCATCCTTACGTGTTTCTGAGGAAGAAGTAGCTGGCAAGGGTTTGTCAAAAGGAACTCGTCTTGCAATGACTGCCTTGCAAGGGCCTACTCTTAACTTTGCTGATGAGTTAGCAGGTCTTGTTGGCGGTGGTGCTGCTTTAGTTCGTGGTCAGTCTCCATCTCAAGGCTATCAACAAGCACGAGATATTTATCGTTCTGGTGTTGAAAGCTACAAAGAAGAACAACCAATTGGAAGCGCAGTAGCACAAGGCGTTGCATCTTTGCCTTTGGGTATGTTAAACATTGGTAAAAGCATTGCCCCAAATGTCGGGCCTGTCTTGCGCTCTATGGGTTCTGGTTTAGGATTTGGAATTGTTGGTGGTGCAGGTGAAGCTAAAGAACTAGCGGATGTGCCACAAGAAGCTGCTACATCTGGCGCAGTAAGTACAGTCCTTGGTGGTGCTACTGAACTAGGCATGAAAGCTGTGCGTCCTATTAAGCAAGCAATCACAAGCCAAGCAGGACGTATTGTTCCTGAGAGTTTGCGTGATTACATTGGAACATCATCTGTTGACTTGGCTCGTAGGAGAGTTGCACAAGCAATGTTGCGTGATGGTGCTACGACAGACCAAGTAACTGCTCGTATGGCAAAGCTAGGTGATGATGCTATTTTGGCTGAATCATCTGGGTATAACACTCGTGATTTGCTAGATACGATGGCGACACTTCCAGGCCGTACCAAGAACTACACAGAGCAATTTATCCGTAATCGGCAATCTCAACTTGGAAAAAGAATTGCAGGGGAAGCCGAAACTCAGTTGTCACCTAGTGGCGCACGATTAGCTGACTCTGTTGAATCATTGATTACAAAGCGTGATGTAGAAGCTACTCCTTTGTATAACCAATTAAAGACTGTCAGCGTTACTCTTGATGATGACTTAAAACAGATTCTTGATGCGTCTAAAAAATTAGGTGCGTTTGCACGTGCTGAAAAGATTTCTACTGCTTTACAAGAGCCATTTGCATTAAAAGATGTAAAGAAAACTGTAGATGCAGCAATGCCTGACTTAGATAAAGTTAAGCGTGGTCTTGATGACCTTATCAATAGCAAATCTTCTTTAAATGAGCGTGGCGACTTTAACGAATTTGGTCGTGCTGTTATTCAATTAAAGCAAAACCTTGTTAAACGTCTTGATGACATGACAACAGATAGCGAGACAGGCAAGTCTTTATATGCAAGCGCACGAAATGCGTACGCAGGGCCAAGCGCATTGATTAGTGCTGCTGAACTTGGTAGGACTGTAATTAACAAGCCAGCCACTACCATTCGCACTCTTGTTAAAGACATGAGTGATTCTGAACTTGAATCATTCCGTGTCGGTGCTTATGAAGGCTTGCGTGATTTAGCTGGTACACAAACAGGTCAAACTCGTTTGCTCAATATGTGGAGAGAGCCAGCTACACAAGAACGACTGAAAGAGATTTTCCCAAGTGAGCGTTCTTTCCGTGAGTTTGCTTCTACAGTAGCAGCAGAGGCTCGTAAAAAAGAGATTCAATCTGTTGGCAGAGGTTCTGGTACTGCGGGGCGTGAGGCTCGTATGGAAGATGTTGGTCTTGAAGGTTTAAAAGACACAGTTAATATGGCTGCTGCTGCCAAGACGATGGACATTGGTACTTTAGTTAATATGTTGTCTGGAAACATTAAAAGAACAACAATGCCAGAGCCTGTTCGTAACGAGATTGGTAGAATCTTGATGAGCAAAGCTACTAGCGGAGATGAGATTCGTATGTTGCGTAATGCAATGGAAAAGATGAAGCGAGAGCAAGAAGTTCAAGCCTCAACTAGCGGACTTATTGGTTCACAATTAACACCCGCAGCAGAGCCATTTACGGCTGCATTGCGTTCACTTCTTCAGTAAGGATTAAATATGGCAAAGACAAAAATTAGTGAGTGGAGTTCGACTCCCGCAAATAACACAGACATTGACAGTATCAATATCGCAGAGGGTTGTGCGCCTTCTGGTATTAACGATGCTATCCGTGAGTTAATGTCACAGGTTAAAGACTTGTATGCTGGAACTAGCGGAGACATAATTGCCGTGGCTGCTGGTGGTACAGGTGTCGGCACAAGTACAGGCTCTGGTAGCAATGTATTGTCAACAAGTCCTACCCTAGTCACCCCTATCCTTGGAACACCCACTAGCGCAACTTTAACCAACGCCACAGGTCTTCCTATCGCTACAGGTGTATCAGGTCTAGGAACAGGTGTAGCAACCTTTCTAGCGACTCCTAGTTCAGCTAATCTGCGTTCTGCTTTAACTGATGAGACAGGAACAGGCTCTGCCGTTTTTGCGACTTCACCTACTTTGGTGACTCCAGTATTGGGAACACCTACAAGTGCAACCCTGACCAATGCGACAGGGCTTCCTTTAACTACTGGTGTGACAGGAACACTTCCTACTGCCAATGGTGGTACTAACCTAACATCATTCACATCAGGCGGTGTGGTTTACGCCTCAAGTACAAGTGCATTGGCTACTGGCTCTGCGCTAACTTTTGATGGGACTAATCTAGGTATTGGTGTTACACCGAGTGCTACTGAAGCTGGATTTACAACTCTTGAAGTTGGTGCTGTTGGAACTGGTATTTTCTCTAATCGTACTGCATCCAATAATTCTTTGTTATGCAATGCTTACTACAATGGTGGGTTCTTATTTGCGGGTAGTGGATATGCTTCACGCTATCAGCAAAATGCTGGCGCACATATCTGGCAAACTTCAACCGCATCAGGCACAGCAGGAAACACTATTACTTTTACCCAATCTCTTGCAGTTGGCAAAGGCACAAGTTTAGCACTTGAGGGTGCAACATCTCAATCAGGCACAGGCATCACTTTCCCCGCAACTCAATCAGCATCAACTGACGCAAACACGCTAGATGATTATGAGGAGGGGACTTGGACACCAAACGACCAAAGTGGTGCTGGTTTGACTTTTACCGCTAGTGGCGGAAGATATGTAAAAGTTGGTAGATTGGTGTATTGGGCTTTTAGAGCGCAATACCCTTCCACCTCAAACACAAGCCAAGCACAAATTGGCGGTCTGCCTTATTTGTCAGTTTCAACTGGTGCTAGTTCATATGACATGGCGGGTTTTGGAACACAAGGTTTAAGCCAAAATTATAGCCAGTCTTATATGTCTGGCATCCCCCCAAATGTGACAAAAATGGATAGGGTTATGAGTTTGCAATCTAATTCTTCAGTTGCATTAAATAACGCTTCTTTATCAACTCAAAACATTTATTTGTGGGGATACTATTACACAGATGCTTAACCACAAAGTTCATTAGCCTGACTGGATTGGTCAGGCTGGACACAACGCCAACTTTAAGGAGAAACCCAAATGGCAATCACCAAAGAAACCGTAGTAGACCAAATCACCGTGACTGAGAACGGCATCGTTCTCTATCGTGAGGCAACTCGCATCATGGAAGACGGCAATCAACTGAGCCAAACCTACCATCGTTCAAGCCTCACACCCGCACAAGACCTGACAGGCGTTCCAGCTAATGTTGTTGCAATCTGCAATACAGTCTGGACAGCTGAAGTGATTGCGGCTTATCAAGCAGAGCAAGCACGAATTGCGGCTGAACAGGAAGCACAACGATTGGCTGCTGAAGCGGCTCAAGCTGCTGCACAGGCTGCTGCTGAAGCGTCTGGGACTCCATAATGAATCTGAATTTAGAAACAAACGAAGTCCAATTCATTTTAAATGTGTTGGGTCAACCTCCAACAAGCTCCAATGCGTATGTGCTTTGGAAAAAGATAGAAGAGCAAGCGGTAGCGCAAGTTCCTAAAGAAGCAGAGTGAGTTATGGAAGAAGTAACCCACAAGCAAATCTACGATAGATTGGTTGCAGTTGAAACCAAGGTAGATGAGATAGACAAGAATACAAAAGGTCTTGTAGAGGCTATACACGCCTTGGATGGGGCTTTTAAGGTCTTGGGATGGGTTGCTTCTGCTGCCAAGCCTATTTTGTGGGTTGGTGGGTTAATCATGGCGGCTGGTGCTATTTGGCAGACTTGGATTAAAAAATGATGGATTGGCTAGAAGCTATTGTGGCTCTAGCTTTTCTTTTTTGTTTTGTCATGTTCTGTGGTCATGTCATTCTTTGGGCGATGCCGTGAGATGGCTAATAGTGCTTTCAATTCTTTTTACATTGGTAGCATCTAGTAAAGAGCAATATCGTTGTGTCAGATGGGCATGGACAGGTGATGTTTACAACAGAAAAGTTGTGTGTCTTGAATGGCAAAAAGTAGATAAAAAATGATTGACCCTTTAACAGCCCTAGCTGGCATACAGTCAGCAATTAAAGTAGTCAAGCAAGCCGCACAGGTTGCTAATGACTTAGGCTCTCTTGCGGGTGTGATTGGCAAGATGTTCGATGCCAAGTCTACTGCTACAAAAGCAATGGTTCATGCTAAGAAGTCTGGTGGCTCTAACATGGGTACGGCTATTCAGATTGAGATGGCTTTAGAGCAAGCCAGAGCATTTGAAGAAGAACTAAAAATGTTGTTTATGCAAACTGGAAAAATTGACGTTTGGAACAAGATTAAAGAACGAGCGCAGTTAATGGACGTAGAAGATGCTCATGCTGCCAGACAAGCCAAAGAAGAAGCCAAGAAAAAGAAAGAAGAACAAGAGGAACAAATGGCTATTGTTGCGGGTGCTTTTGTGCTAATTTTGTTTGGATTAGCTGTTGTATTTGGCATATCTGAAATTCAAGATATATGTGCTAAAGCTAAATGTGGACGATGAACGAGTATCAAAAAACATTTGATTTGGCTTTAAAAATATTTGTCTACGGATGTGTGGCTCAATATTTTTTAGGCTTCCTAAAATTTCTTCCTAACAATTTGTCGGATAAGATTGTTAATCTCCTACTTGGAAAGATTGGACTCTAATTATGTTTGAAGTATTATCTGGCGGTTTACTAGGCTCTATCTTTGGTGGCATCTTTAGGATGGCCCCAGAAGTTCTTAAATGGATGGATAAAAAGAATGAGCGTGAGCATGAACTCAATATGTTCAAGTTCCAATGCGATTTGGAAGCCCAACGTGGTCAGCAAAAATTAGCTGAGATTGGCGCACAAAGAGAAGCGGCTATTGACGTAGGGGTTATGGATGCCTTCAATAACGCTATAAATCAGCAAGCAGAGATGGTTAAAGCCGCAGGTGGATGGGTAGCCTCACTTTCTGCTTCTGTGCGTCCAGTAGTAACATATTGGGTACTATTCGTTTGGTCATTCATCCATGTTTGGTTTGCTTGGAACGCATGGCTAGGCGGTGCGCCAGCTACAGAAGTCTTCAAAACAATGATGACTCCAGACTTTTCTGCTTTGCTCTCAGGAACTATTAACTACTGGTTTCTTGATAGAACTCTGTCTAAGCGTGGTATATGAACTTAGAACTGGCTGCATCTTTATGTAAGCAGTTTGAGGGGTTTAGAAGTAAACCCTACCTTTGTCCTGCTAACGTAGCCACGATTGGTTATGGCTCTACCTACTATGCTGATGGGCGTAAGGTAACGCTTCAAGATAGCCCTATTGATGAGCCTACTGCTAGTGCCTTACTAATGCACGAACTAGAGCATACCTATTTACAGGGTGTTTTAAGGAATTGCCCCATACTTATGACGGATGAGCGTAAGTGCAATGCTATTGTGGACTTTTGCTATAACTTAGGTACTGGTAGACTCCAGACTTCTACTTTAAAGCGAAAAATCAATGCTTCTGATTGGGAAGGCGCTAAAGAACAATTGATGCTTTGGAACAAAGGCGGTGGTAAGGTTCTAGCTGGTTTGACAAAGCGTAGAGTTGCTGAGTGTGCATTGTTAAATTAAAATGTCATAATATCCATATAAGGTGTTGATATGTCTAATATACCTACACCAGAAGACGCACAACTCTTTGCACAAAGTGTCAGAAAGTGGCAGCAAATTTTGAGTTTGGGTGATTGGCGAATTGAGAAGGGTAGTAAACCCGCTAAAGAAGCGATGGCTTCTGTTGAGTTTAACCAGACTGCTAGATTGGCTACTTATCGACTTGGGGACTTTGGTGCTGAAAAGATTACACCAGATTCGCTAGATAAAACTGCCTTACACGAATTATTGCACATTTTCTTACACGACTTAATGTGTGTAGCAACTGACCCTAAATCTTCTGATGAGGAAATAGAGATGCAAGAGCATAGAGTTATTAACTTGCTAGAAAACTTACTCTCTAAGGATTCCAATGGGTTCACATAACGAAACGTGTACGGATATGGAGTTCATCCAATTATGGGAGAAACTTCAATCTGCAACTGAAATAGCCAAACATCTTGGAATACCTAATAGGGCGGTTCATTTGCGTAGAAGGTGGATTGAGGAAAATCATAAAATTACCCTCATAGCAAAAGACCATCGTGGTGCTAACTATGCCGTTAACAGACCTAAATCCTTCTCTCCTTTAAGACAAGTAAAACTTGGGATGTTGGATTCTTGTGTGATTGTGTTCTCAGATGCTCACTTCATCCCTGCACAACGTACAACGGCCTTTAAAGGGCTTCTATGGGCTATCCAAGAGTTTAAACCTCATGCGGTGATATGCAATGGGGATGCGTTCGATGGAGCGTCTATATCTCGCCATGATATAACTGACCAACCTCAGACTTCTGTCATCCAAGAGTTAAAAGCTACGCAAGGTGCATTGGGTGAGATTGAAGAAGTTGCTAAAGCAGCGAGGCACAATGTAAAGCTACTGTTTACATGGGGCAATCACGATATTCGGTTTGGCAACAGATTGGCGCAACACGCACCCCAATTCAAAGAGGTTCAGGGCTTTAAGTTGACAGACCACATCCCAGATTGGGACTTTTGTTGGGCAGTATGGCCTACAGATAACGTAATTATCAAGCACCGTTACAAAGGTGGCATCCACGCCACTCACAATAATACGGTCAATGCGGGGGTCAGTGTGGTCACGGGGCATCTGCATTCCCTGAAAGTCACGCCATTTTCTGACTATAACGGGGTTCGGTATGGTATTGACACTGGAACATTGGCGGAGACTGATGGGCCACAATTTACTTATGCTGAGATAAACCCTAGCAATCATAGGTCAGGGTTTGCAGTGCTTAACTTCTTTAATGGACAACTACTGACACCTGAGTTAGTCCAGAAGTTTGATGAAGACCAGATTCAATTCCGTGGAGAAGTCATTGATGTAGGTGCATTTTGAGTGCATGGCTCATCATTGTTACAGGTGCTATCTATGCTTATATAGCTGGCGAACAACTATGGAAAGATAACCCGCAAATGGCTATTGTTTACGCAGGATACGCATTTAGCAATGTGGGTCTTTATTTGTTGGCTAAGTAGCATCTCGTTGGAAGACTCCGTTAGGCAATAGTATGCCCTTGCGATTCTTAATCTGGTCATACGCAACTTCCATGCAGTTTACTAGGTTTATGTCTTGCAGCACACAATAATTGATGAGACAGACCATAACATCCCCTACTGCGTCTATAACTGCTTCCTTATCGTGCTTGATTGTTGCGTCAGCTAGTTCACCCATCTCTGATACTGCTTTAAGTAGCTGAGACTCTGGGTTGCTATTAGGAATAATCTTTCTGGCTTCTGCCCATTGGATTATCAACATTTCAATGTGTGCGTATGACGACATAACTATCCTTTCGAGTTTGCAAATTCGTACCACATAACGTAAAAGTCTTTGAGAAAATCAAGACCCTCACCTATTTTTTTACAATTACCAAATGTCGGTACTTGGAAAATATTACCGACAGTTGTATGCTCTTGGTCTGTGTCACCAACGATGATAATCACAGTAAATTTAGGAGCTTGGGCAAAAGCCCTAAGTAATAGTTCCTGACCCTTTGCTACTTTTTCGTTAGGCTTCTTCCATTCACCGATTAGAAAGTAACCTTTCCTCTCGCAAATCATGTCTATGTTGCTAGGCAGGAAATGCGAGTTACTAGGAATCAACCCTTGGAAATCACGGAAGTCCGTATGAGTTGCATACGGATTTCTCATGCTGGTGATGGTACTCATTGCTCGTCCGCAAGCCGAAAAAGCCTTTGCACAACTTTCCCATCGTAATCAGAACGGAACAGAATCATCGTCAAACGATGCTTTCTTGGGCTTGTTTAAAGAAGCGTCAGCATTCTTATTCTTGATAGACAGAGACATAAACTTCTGTCCATCCTTGCTTACTTTAATCCAAGCAGATAGCCAGAATTCTACCCCATCTACATTAAGTGAGCCTTTGTAATCAGGAAACTTGGCATCGTCTTTCCTATCGTTCTTGAACAAACTTCCTCGGTTTGTATTGTCGTATTCCATATTAACCTTTCGCTTTCTTTACATATTCATTGTGGGTATGAAATTTTATTGCTGCATCACAATACGCCTTATGAGCATCTTCTACATTAGAAAAATATCCTAAATGTTTAACTTTGCCACAAGCGGTTATTTGAGCCGCAAATCTATTTCCTTTTTTTACAACACCTTTGTAACCAGAAGTGTTGTTCTTATAAAAATTTTTGTTTTGTAAATTTTCAGCAAACTTGCAAACTCTTAAATTTTCAATTCTATTGTCGTCTCTTATTCTGTTTATATGGTCAATTGTGTCTATAGGCAATTCTCCATAAACATAAAGCCAAGCAAGTCTATGAACTTTTATTGACTTTTTATTGATTCTTGTTAGCAAATATCCGCCAGAGTTTTTTGTATTTAAAATCTGACCAACTTTTGCATTTCTTGCTACAGTAACTTTTCTAGTAAAAATTCCTGTATTACTGTTGTAATCAAATAATGATTTAACAAGTTCTTGTGTAATCATGTGTCACTCCATCAAGTGTCATCAAAGAAGTTATGGCAGGAAGTGATGAGCTTCTTTTCGGGCTGCAGACCCTAGCCATGTATATATTCTACACGCCTTTAGCCTTCTTGATAGAACTTCTTACATTACTTGGCATCAAGCCCCACAAAGCTACCTTTTGGTCAGCCTCTAGGTTCTCTTGTTCCAACCTTACCCAAGCTGCCTTGGGGTCTTTCTCACAAGTAGCAATCAATTCAACTGCTAACTCGTCAAGATACTTTAGTATTTCAATAGGTAACTCATCTCGTATGCCTTGTGATGGCGTAATAATTACGGCTTCCTTAATAGGCGCAGATGAATCCAGAGCGTCATGCTCAAC